AGTATTTGATATATAAAAAAAGAGCTAGATTTTAAGTCTAGCTCTTTTAATATATGTTTCTTGTATTTTATTCTAATTAAACCCTTTGGGGATTTTATCTGGGCTTGATTGATTGCAGCGCCAATTCCGATGTATAGTATAATTATATTTAGTGGTTAAAATAGTCTTTTCGGGTTCTGATCTATCTTCGAATAAAGCTACTTTACTACCAATTTGTTTTTGTAATATTCCAACATCCACGGAAGGTGAGGGAGTAATTACAGCTTTTTGAAAATCCAGAACCTTTAGAAAGGTTTGTTCTGTTTTATGTTTTTCTTTGATTTCCTTGACGACCATGACGGAAGCAAAAGAAGTAAAAGTAAAACATAACAAAAATAGCAACATGACTAATTTTTTCATTTTTTTACGTTTTAGTTAAAAATTATTTAGATTCAAATGTATTAAACTTTTTTGATTAAAAGTATAAAAAAGTTATACTAATTTTGAAAAAGGCTTGAAATATCAAATTCATTCTCAAAATCTATAGGATTACTGCCTTCTTCTTTTCGTTGCTTTATCATTTTAGAATTTTGAGTTGCTTGACGATCTAAACGAGCATCCTTAGCATCTTCCTTGTATTTTTCCTTATTCATGGTTGTTGCAACCTTCATTTGCTCTAAATACACTTCTTGTTCAAAATCTCGCTGCTCTCCAGGCGCTTCAATTTGTTTGGTTTGTTGCAATTCATTTAATCGAACAACTGATAATTTTTGCTCATAATCAATATCAATTTGTTTTGTTGTAACGTAAGCTTGCGTTTTTGCTTGAACGGCTGCTTGCGCTGAAGCCATATCATTTTGGCTTTTTTCTTTGGCCCTCATCGATTCTTCTTCTAAGCGTTGTTTGATGCGTTTTCTTCTACGATACTTCAAATATTCGTGTGCTAATTTAATATTAGTTCGCGCAATACGTTCGGCTTCAATTTTATCTTCTACATCAATTGTTTGCTCTTGCATTGCGATTTTAAGATCATCTTTAAAATCGTCCATTTCTTTTTTGGCAGGAACCATTTCTACAGAGAATCCAAATTCGTGCAAGCTTCTATCTGCCAAAGCTTCCAATGCTTCAAGGTTGTGTTTCCCTACTGCGTTTTCATAAATTCTCTTTAAATAACCAGCTTTGTCGTGTTTAAAGATAGTATGCAAACGAGAGGAAATTAATTCAGCAGTAGATTTATTAAAATCGGTTGCTGCTTCAACGATATGTTGTGTAGCGGTATTACTTGCCAATTGCGCCATTTCGTTTACTCCAAGCAAAGCATCTGCAGGAAGAGAGCCGTCACGAGCTGGATTGATACCGGTAACATCGCGAATTAAATTATAGTAATGCGCCCAAGTATTTAATAATGGCGCTAATGCAGTACCTTGCTGGCTACCTATTGGCCTTGCTCCCGATCCATCTTTCATTCCTAATTCTCCCATATCAGTACGTTGTTTTAAAACAACCCCTTTGGTATTTAATAGGTTCAAAGCCATTTGCCAATTTTCTTTTTTATCACCACCGCCTTCATCGCCCTCGCCTTCGGGTCCTAAATCAGCAAGTGAATCCAAGTCAATTTCAGTTAGATCAGGTTTTAACTCAGCAACTAACTGTTGAATTTTTAAGTGATGGCGTTGCAATTGCTTACACATAGGCTGAATATCTCCTAAAAATGAATGCAGTTTGTTATTATAAATATTGGTAGCTATTACAATAAATGGTGATTTAGCTCTGTTCAGATCATCCCTAACTAAATTTTCACATTCTCTGTAACCGTAAATTTCATCAGTACCTACAATATAATTCCCTTCATACCAAGTATCAAGTACTTTAGATATTTTTAATTCACTCATGTTTTCTGGTGGATTAAAAGCATCTGTTCGCTTACTAATTTTGGTAACTTGTCCTTTTTTATTAATTGTTTTTTTGTGGGTAATTTGTTTAGCCGACTTAAATGTAAAGCGCATTACATGAATACGCATATCCAGTAAAGTTTCCATGGAGCACTCTTCATAATTAGTGCCGTAATCTAAAGTATTTGAAGAGGAATGTTTTTTAGCAATTTTACGCAATGTAATATCATCAAAACCACTTTCTCTTTTAATATCATTAATGCTAATAGTATCTACTACAAAATGGTAAAAAGCATCGCTAAAATCGTCTTCGTTTACATAACTATGTCCGTAGTTTTCTGGATCTACATACGCTATTTTTACACCATCGTTGTTATCAATCCATACGCGACAAGCAGCAATACCTATTTCAACTAAGTCTTTGTTCTTTTTACGTTCAATATTTCTCCATTTGTTGGTTTTCTTAACGTAGTCAATCATAATTTCCTCAGATATTTCGATCCTTGGACGGTCTTTGATTTCCATGTACAAGTTTAATTCCTCTTCATCTTCTGGAACAAACCCTTTAGGAGTCAAATCAGGCAATCCTAATTCCTTGGCTCTTTCAAGCATTGGTTTAGCATACATTTTGCTTTTAAATAAATCAATACGATCTTGTTTTAATTTAACTGAAATAGCATCAAAGGCACGAATATCAAGATTATAGTTGCTATCTTGAATTCCGTTAGAAACAATACGACAAAACTTTTGAGAAAGGTTTAATTGTGTCCAATCTAAGTTGATATAATCTAAATCCCCTGTATTCCTAGAGAACAAACTTTTATCCTCGCTAGTGTCCGATTCTGCCCTAACAAATAAGCGTTTCTCTCTAATCCAGTTTCTCCCCGTCATGAACTTAGAGCTTTTCGATTCAATACCGCCATTAAACCATTCTCCTTCAATGAAGTGTGCCATTTGTAGTCCGTAAGCATCATTACTTTTAGTTAAATCAGAAGCTAATGGATCTGGAATTTTGTGTGTGTTTTTTGTGCTCATGTTGGGGTATTATTTTGATGTTGATAGATTGCCTTTGTTGTTATATTTCTGAAAAGGATTTCCTCTTCGCTTTTTAGGAGGTGCTTTTGTTTCTACTTTTTGATTTCCAACTAAGGATAAAGAAGAGCTGATATAAGCATCAAAATCAGTTCTTTTCTCTAAATCAACTGTTTGCCATTGACTTATTGTTCTTGTAAACGGCATGTAACCCATTTGTCCTTTAGGTCTGTTTAAATCCTCCATGGCAACACCGATGTAGTCTTCGATATAAGAGTTGGTTGCGTTTGCTTGCGCTGTCCCAATTTTTGCATTTTGTGGCGGGCAACCACCAAATTCTAATTCGGTAGGAATTAAATCTTTGTAGAGTTTAAAAGGATTGTTCATAGAATAATGACGATACCCTCTGTTTTTTATCATTCGTAAAAAATCATAGTTAGATAATTCGCAAAGCATCGGTATTGAGAAATACACCATGGCCATTAATACATCTTCAAAAAACTTCTCAATAGTAGGTGCTCGATCTAAGTACTCCAGGATAAAAGCATTGTTAGGCAATTCACTTGTATTCATTTTTGTGCTTAAATGGATTGCTCCACGCGAACCCTTAGTGGCTGATTTTGTAACGTTATACGGGTCAACTCCAAAACAACCTATATGTTCTGCCATTGGAGCCCAAGCCAAAACACCATTTATGTATTTTTTTTCTTTTTGGTTTTTAAATTCTGCTGGAGGATGGCAATCTTTAGCAATCCAAAAACGACCTTTAGGATCAGGATTCCATTTTACAGTAGTATCTTCCAGCCCATTTTCCCAAGAAAAATTTCCTGTTTCAATTTCATCAGGCATCATTTCATGTTCATTATGAAATGATTGCTGTTCTAATTTTATAGAATTGAATGCACTATTACCCGATTCATCACGAAAAGCGTCATAAATAGTATCTGGAAATTGGCGTTTGAATTCATTAAACTTTTCAGGATTAGAACTCAAAGAATCTCCTTTGTTTTTTAAGAATGTTTTTGAACCAACAGAAGTGTATTTGCCTTCATCGGTCATTATCGGTTTTTCCGGATCTTCTACAATAGTAAATCCATATTCGTCAAACATTCCCTCTAAACAGTATTCTGCAGCAATAAAAATTCGGTAGAGTCCAGATGTAGTTTGTCCGTTTCCATCACGTTTTTCTACATCGCTATCTTTCCATACTGCTTCATACTCAGCACCACCTTTATTTTTAGCGTTTACAGTAGAAACCACCATGGATTTACCTGTAATTCTAATCCCTTTGGTATGCGAAGTTTTTACAATTTCCCAATATTTATCAAAAGGAACTTCAGGTGGGTATTTACCACTTTCATCCAAAAGGGAACGAAAAATAGCATCACCATCCATGGCATTAATTGCCGTATTGTGCCAAGATATATTTGATCCCAAACCATCATCACTAACAACTTCATTCTTTGCTCTACGTTTAGTAGGTACATCAAGGATCAATTCTTTCTTAGGCGCATTGGTTCCATCCCATAAAGGCTGAAAGAAGCAAGGCAATCGCTTAAATCCTTTGATTAAACGTTTGAAAATATTACTTGAATCCTTTCCAGTTTTAGAAATAATCCCTAGAAGCTTGTCTTCATTAATGGTACCAGACTCTAACAATTCTACAACAGCTAAGTATGAGGCACCAATACGTCTGTTTTTTACGTATTGCATTCCAAAGCATCTGTAATCAGCCTTACAAGCTTCCCAAAAAATCATTAATTCATTTTGAATTACTCGAAAGTTTGGGTATTCTGTTTCTTCACGAACCCATTGAACACCATAGTAATAAGTACCTACAACATAAATTGGAACTCCTTTTACAGTAATCCACAATCCTTTTTCTCTTCGATCATATTCTTGTTCAATATAATCAGAGTATTTATCGTAAAGAAAATTTAAGTATTTAGCGGCCTTGTCTGATTTGTCTTTTTCGCTTCCTGTTATTTTTTTATTGTAAAGCAGCATCTAAATTATATTTAGATGCTGCTT